GGCCTTACGTGCTCAAGCCCTCGGCCTATCAACGAGAATACGTCAACCGCGTCATCGTGCTTGCCAGCAGGGAAGCGCAGTAATTGTGCAAGAATATCACCTTTCCACGTCGCATTTTTGGGCAAAAACACCTTGCCCATGCTGGCCATGCCCTGAATACTTCGCGCCCTTGCCGCCTTGTCGCTGATGCTGGCCATCCATTCAATTTGGCAGTAGGCATTGCGCTCATCCATCCGGCGCAGCATAAACGGCTCCACAGCGCGGCGGATTGGCCCTGATTCGCCAAACCAGCACTGAGGCTTGTGCCTTAATATCAGGTCGCATTTTGCATCAATCCAGACATCGGATGTCTTTTGTCCGCGCCACCAGTCAACCACATAGATATTCAGCGCCTTGTCTACGCCGAACACGCCATGCTCCGTCCAGTCGCCGCCGCCGTCTGTTACCGCGTAGTCAGACGCCCCGAACAGCGTTAAATGCTCTGGCAGTGATTCGTACTCGCCAAACCAGTCCGACTTGAAGTAATCGCCATCGTCCGGTATCGGGTTCTGCTGGTACAGGCTATTCCAATCACGCGCAGGCAGCACGGATCGTATCTGCTCAAGTCTTTCCAATGGATACCACTCCGGCCACAGCGCCGTTCCGTCTGATTGAATGGCTGGAAGGCTAAGCACTTCCCACTGATCGCCGCCATGCTCCTGCTCGGATAGCAACTTCCCGCTCAGGTCGTCGTCATGCCAGCGCGTGTTGATAAGCACCACAGCGCCGCCCGGCATGAGTCGAGTGTAAGCGGTTGATGTATACCAATCCCAAACACGCTGCCGGGTTATCTCGCTGTCTGCCTCCTGCCGGTCTTTGAACGGGTCGTCGATAAGCAGGATGTCTGCACCGCGCCCGGTGATGGCTGTGCCTACGCCTGCCGCAACGTACATGCCGCCTTTGTCGGTATGCCATCGGTTCGCCGCCTTGCTGTCAGCCGCAAGCGATGTATTGAACAGTGCGCCATATTCCGGAGAATCAACAATGTTGCGCACCTCGCGCCCGAAGTCTGACGCCAAGTCGCTGTTGTATGACGACGCAATGATCTGCTTTCCAGGATTGCGGCCCATGTACCATGCAGGGAACCGGCGCGATGCAAGCTCCGACTTCCCGTGACGAGGCGGCATGGTAATCATCAGCCGCTTGATTTCACCGCGCTCGACGGCCTCCAACTTGGAAGCAATCAATTCGTGATGAGGCGCAGCAATGTAGGACGGATTGGTGTAGGCGGAAAAATCAATTAGACCGGCGCGGGCCTTTCGTCTGGCCAGCAGCTCAGTGGCCGCTTGATGCGGCAATAGCGGCGAGTTCATCGTCTGTCAGGTCACGGGCGGATTGAATCTTGATTGGTCCTCCGTTGGGGCCGGTGTGTTCGTTCTGGATTCGGTCTCCGTACTTCTTGGGGGCCAACTTTGACATCGCCCACTTACGGGTATCAACACGCAGCTTTGCGCGCTGGATTACATCGTGGTTAGTAACCTCGTTTCCGCTTTCCGGATTGATCTCCGTATCCAGCACGGAGTCGTCGGCAATCTGAATGATTTCGTCCAGGTAATGCTCGGCCTGGGCTTCGCGCGCGTGCGCGTACTGGTTAGCAAAGTCAGGCTCAGTTCGTATCCACTTGAACACGGTAACCTTTGCAGATTGACGTAAGGCTTTCACCTCCGCTCAGTCTGTCGCAAATGATGTCGCGTGTTTCCTGGGGATACTCGCTCATCGCCTCCCCCCAAAATAATTCCTCGCCGCATCGCTCAACGTATCCGCCCCAATGTATCCCAGCGCACAGACAAACATCAGGGCCGACCTGTCAGCTATGTCGTGTGGGAAGTTCAGCCTGGTCACAAACAGATACAGCACCACCGGGTGAATGATGGACGCAATGATAGAGAATATCACGCCCTCAACAATCCGCGCAGGCCAGCGTTTGCGCCCACTGTACCATCCACGCAGGACAACAATCAGGAACGTCAGCAGCGGCACAAGCAACGCCTTGCATAGCTCATAAAAGGCCGTTTCCATCACGCGCAACTTCACGCGATGTACCCCTGCGACATTGCAGCCATCGCAAGCACGGCTGTGGTGGACAGAAACGCCATGACAATCACGCGCATCATTTCCGCTCCCGTAAAACAATCCCGAGCACACAGAACACGATGCCCGCCACAATCATCGGCTGATTCGCCGGCTCCATCAACCCGATGCCAAGCACCATCGCCCCCAAACTGCCCCAAGATGACGGCTCATTGAATCGCGACCGCCTCATTTCGACACCGCAGGACACATGGCCAGCTTGATTTCGGGGCATACGGGGAATGACGCGCACCCGGCGAGCGCCAGGGCAACAATCAGGATGCAGGTCTTCATGCGTCACCTCGCAACGAAAAAGCCCGGGGCTGGGCCTGGAACGGGGTATGTGGTGATACTAGCCCACTAGGGCCAGCAACTGCAACCAGCGGTGATGCGGCATGTCCGCGTGATCGGAGTTGAGCGGTGCGCACCATTTGCGGACGGTGCGCATGTCCACGGCCAGCAGTTTGGCCGCTGCCTGTTGGGTCAGCCCTGCATGTTTCAGCAGGGTGCGGAGGTTGGCGGGCGTGTAGCCCGCTTCGGGGACGGGGAAGTTCATTTCCTCATGCTCGATTCATACTCGCGGATGATCTGAGAGACGCGATCCTCAACAGCCCGCAGGCTCTTTTCGTCGTCCGCCGTGACTACACGGCCCTCGATGCTGGCAACAACATATTCCTCGTCATCCTCGGTTTCAGTCCGGCAGATACTGATGTTTGCATCAGGGTACTCACGCGAAACGAGAGATTTAACAGCATCCGTATCAAACAGACGGACGCTGCCATCAACATCGGCGGAGCGGCAGGCGTTGCAGATTGAGATATTCATTAAAACCCCTTTACATTGATGTTATGGCCGCACTGCTTGGCGGTCATGATGATCTGGTTGGTTCCGCCAATTTTGATAGAGTTGAACGTCAACGCAACAACATCAGGATGGGATTCAGCAATCTGCGCCAGCAGCACGTAACCACGCTCATCGCGGGCGGCTTCTTCAGCGGTAATGCGGCCACGCGCCAGCACGCGAGCATCTGCACTGCGGCGGGCTGTGATGAAATCAGCAACTTCTTGTGTGATTGCGTTCATGGTTTTTCCCTCGTTGGCAGGTCGGTGTTGCCTGCCTTCTGATTCTTATACTAGGCCATTATCGTTCCTATGTAAAGGGGTATCGGCATAAATAGCTCCCTTTTTTTCATCGCTTGCGATTTTGTAGACGCACGCTTCCCATCGGCCGGCACTTGCGGCGCTGGCTTGCCCATCCGCGCTGCTTCGCGTTGTTCCCATGCTCTCATGGTTGTCCGTCAACCACCCTCCCCGTAATCCTCTCGTAAATAACCCGGCTGACGTATTCCGCGAACTTGTCCGGGTCTGACCTGGCTCGTTCGCGCATACCCTGCGCCGTCTTTTCGGACAGCGCGGGGCAGTAGTGGCCTTGTTCGAGCTGGCAGAGGCGGCAGGTGACTAGGTGGCGGTGAAGTTTATTTTTCATCAGTAAACCCTATCATTGCTGCGGAAGCATCGCCATGGCAATATCGCCATAATACCCACACAAAAATTGGGGGGTACGTGGGTATGGCTTTTCTATAAAGAGGGTAAAAAGAATAAATAGTTCCTATGCGCGCGTGGTAATTATAGAAAAGTGGTGCCCACCCGTACCCACGTACCCTACCTAGACCGCTTCTTTCTGTGATTTTCGGACAAATTGTCAACGCCTTGTAAGATCATGTAAACGGATTGTAATTTGCGACAGGGTATGCAACATACCCCCGCCAGTATGCTGTGATCAAAATTTATATAGCCGTACCCTACCCGTACCCTACTTGACATTTAGCCGAATTAGTGCATTTACGAAAAACCTATATCAGAAAAAGTGAATATTTTTGATGTAAAAGGCGTGGTACGCTGTTCAGGCGGATAGGGTAGCTCCCGAAAAGCGGCCGTTCACCGCCTGCCGCACCCATAAAATGAACGCAAAACACGAACAGGTTTTGACTATGTTTCCATCCGAATTGACTTCGCGCCAGCAGTGGCTTGTCTGGCGTTACGAGAAAAAAGACGGTGATAAAAAGCCGCGCAAAGTCCCCTACTACGTGAACGGATCGAAGCGATTCGGCAAGCAGGGCGACACCGAAGACCGCTCCAAACTCGCCGCATATGACGACGCAAAAGCCGCCGCCGAATACGGTTTTGACGGGCTGGGTTTCGCCTTCCTGCCGGGCGACGGACTGATTGGGATAGACATCGACTCCAACGCCGACACGGAGCTTGCCCACAAAATTATTGCCGGGTGTAACAGCTACGCGGAGACATCCCCGAGTGGCAATGGCTGGCACATATTCGTAAAGGGCGAAACCAAGACGTTCAAGTCAAACGATGTCGGCATCGAGGTTTTTTGCGGTAGCCAGTTTTTCACGATGACCGGCAACAAGTTGGACGACGCGCCCGGC